ATCGCCGGACGTCCCGGCGCCCGACGCCACATTTAAATAAATCGTTGTTCCTCCGGCATCTTTAACTTGTATGGTGGGCATCGTATAACCTCCTGGTTATGGTCTACTAAATAATATTGTGAGCCACGCAGAGTCGTCCGCGTCTGAAAAGTCCAGCTCGCCGTCGCCGGACGTGGTATCTCGCTGGTCGTATATCGCGTGGAGATTTATGCTCCACAAGTTATCCTGGTGCTGGTCGATCCCCGGAATATAGGCCGGGCCGGAGCCGATCATCTCCAGGGCGATGTAGGTCGCCGGCGTTGCCGCCGCCAGGGCGTTGTATACCTGTTCGGCCACTGTCGATGCCGTGTCTGTATTGCGGACGATGATCTGCACCGCCGCCGTGCGGATGTCCTGGTATGCTGTCCCGGCCATCGGCAGCGGATCGGGACCAGGTGTCGGCAGCGCCACGAAGATCGCATCCCGTGGAATGAGATCCACGCCGGCAGTTGTCTGAGTGTGAGGCCTGGTCGGTCCCCGAAACAGATTCGTTCCCACCGTCCCCAGGCCGTCGGTCGCTATCTGCGCTGCGATGTCGTTGGCTACTTGTCTGATTGGCATTATGTCGCCGCCGGGTCTCTTGCGAGCATCGTGACGGTAAAGTTGCAACCGTCGCCGGCATCGCCGTATACGTTAGCATCTATAGTGGATGATGCCTGTGCCGCCGCCAGGACGTATATCTTATCTGCTGCGGACAGGTCTGCGACGGCTCTGCACTGGTGGAAGAATGCCGTCGGTGTCGTTACCGTTCTCATGTATGTGGCGGCGCCCAATACCTGGCCGCCACCGAAGGCGCCCCCGGTATTATTGAGTTCTATGGTTATCTCGAATGCGTTGCTGGCGCTGCTGCCGAGGCCGGCGAGTGTCACATCCAAAACGTATATACCCGCCTGCTGTATGGTCACGTATTTCGTGGTGGTGCCTGGCGTCGTCAGGTCGAACATCGAGTCGTTGTCCCAGTATTCCGCCTCCCAGTCCACCACGGTCCCGCCTGTGGTAAAGGCAGACGTGTCATTGGCCCGGTATACTTGGCAGGTCGCCCTGGCGCCGGCAGCTCTTTTCTCCAGGCCGTCCAGGAGTGCCGCCGTGATGGTATCCCCGGTGGTCCAGTCATGCTCTGCGAAATCAGTAAAGGCCATTTTTTAGCTCGCTGATATGGTTATCGTCCAATTGAATGTGATAGTTTTCGACGTGTCCTTTGTGATGGTGCTGCCCAGGATAGCCCGCGCAAACATGGTATTACTTCCTGCCAGGTTGCCGAAGAAAAGCCCCACCTCGGCCACCGTCGGGTCTGTATTGCCTGTCGTCGATGACATATAATACTTGTATAATATCTGGTAGTTCGTATCGGTGTTGGCCTCGGTGATGGCCTTCTTGCCGTCGCTCGCCGGCGTCTCCAGGGCGGTGTCTCCAGCAGCCGCCGCCGTTGTCCCTGCTCCCCAGGCCATATATACATTGAGGAACGTCGACCGCGTGGCGCTATTAGGTACCGCCAGGACGTCCCTTATGATATTGAGGCCGGTGTTAGTGATAAGGTTGTGCGTAGACTGGCGTTCTACCAGGCGCCCGCTTCCGGCGTCATGTACCAGTATCTCCACGTTGTCGATAATCGCCGCCGTGCCGTATGTATTCATTTATGCTGCCTCCGAATATGCTACGAGCGCCGTTCCCACGTCAGACTCAGGCGCTGCCGACGGTGATGCGATGCTGTCGGTGTAGGCGTTCGTATCCGGCCCGACGTTCCGGGCGAGGTCTATCCTGGTCGATTCGTCGAAACGTGTCTGTTTGTTGGCGTTCTTGAGATCGGCGAAGAACTTTTCCCATCCACCGACGGCATCCCCGGACAGGCTTTTAACGCTATACCGCAGCGTTCCTCCGCCGATGTCGATGGCCCTTACGCTCTCGACCAGGTACTGGTCCGAGATGGCCACCGCCGTCCCGGCGCTGTTGAGCAGCTTTACTCGCGACAGGTCGGTCTGCTGGAGGGTGCCGGCGATAAGGCCGGTCGTGTCGGTCGCATACGATACTGTCGAAGGCATCACGCCGTACCGCTCCAGAAGGCCGGTCATGTAAGTATCGAGGACGGTGGAGCCCCGGATATCTGCTCCGGCATCGACGGCCTCGTATATACCGCTGCCGCCTTCGATGGCCTTCCTGGCGTCGATCTCTGCGGTGTCCTGGGCAGTGCCTACGGTTGGATATAGACCTTTGTAGGTTACGCGCAGATACTGCCCCGCCGCGAGAGTTGCGTGCGTTCCGTTGCTCACGACGCTGCCGCCTGGCTCATATACGAACTGAGTCGATGCGACGCCCTGGACGCCTATTGTTACCGATGCGAAACCGCTCCCCACGTCCGCCGTCGCTGTTACGTCCTGGCCCACAGGATACTGCGTGGCGAACGATGTCGTCTCGCCGTCGCCGGACCATCCATTGGTGAGGCTTATGGTGTATCCGTATGATCCTGTCACATATTGAATGTTGCGATACTGCTGCCTGTTCTGCGTAGCGCGGAGGCTGTTCGCCAGGGCGATCGAGGAGGCGCCGTCGGTCAGGTCGACCGCTGCCGTGGCATCTGTCCGCTGCTGGAACGTGAGCACCTTGTCGGTCCCCACGCGCCACACATACCCGCCCATGACCGCCAGGCGCTCGATGGCTGCCGCAGCCGTTACATAGTTAAATACGATCTCGTCGATCGTCTCGGTCGTGTCGGGCGTGGGCGCCGTGTATGTGATGCCCTCAGACGTGGGACTGTTGACAAAGTTGTCCACGATGTCGGTCACCATCTCCGCCAGGGTCTTGTCGTCGTATTTCTGGTTGACCAGGTGCCGGTCCAGTATCTGCGTATAGTCGACCGCCGTTATCTGCCAGAATACGGCAGCGTTGCCCGTGGGTATCGTGATGTCCATCCTGTCGATACTCCCGGCGAAGTACACGAATGGAGTCCCGGCGCCGTCGGTGAGGCGTACCGGCTGTCCTGCCTGTGGTGGCGCTGCCGTGCCGGCCGTGTCGACCATGCCGAAGGTTGCCGTCGCCCGGCTCTCCATCTGGTCGGTTATCTTGAGCGATTTGTTGACCAGGGCGGACGTCCTGTCAGAATTCCAGGAGCTGCCTCCGTTGGTCGATATCTCAAGCGTGAGGGCCATTAGATCCCTTTCGTGCGCAAGTGATTTACGAGCTGCTCGCCGATATCATCGACGCCGACTGATCCGTATACGTTGACCGTGAGGGCCATACCTCCACCGCCACGGCCGCCGAGAGGCACGATGGCCTCCGGCCCGCGCTCGGCCATCATCCCCAGGTTGCCGGATCTCATGCCCACCATCGCCGTCGGCTCGCTGATTATTCCGCCATTCGCGAATCCGAAGAATTTTTTAATACCGCCGGCGGCACTGGATACAAGGCCAGGGCCACCGCCTGCGAGATTATTGACAAGCGCCATAATGGCTTTTTTCGCTGCCAGTTTTACCAGCTCTCTCGTTAGCTCCCCGACAGCCGACGTCGCCCTGGATATATTGTCTGCCATCCCGTCGAATACGAACGCGATGTCTAATAATTGGTTGAGCGTCCCGGAGACCATGTTCGCCGCGCTTTTCTCGAACTGCTGCATAGGCGTGAGCGCCTTCTTTGTAGCGGTCGCCACTTCGGTGAATGCGCCCGCTGTCTTTCCTAATGCCACGGTTGCCGATGCGTTCTCTGCGGAGATCCGGGCGAGTTCCGCCTCCAGAGCTGCCAGCCCTTTCCCCTCATCGCCTGTAACCTCATCTACTGTCACGCCTAATTTGTTGAGGACTTTGTCCACGAGGCCGAACTGCTCGGCGACAAGCCCCGTCACCAGCGCCAAGATACCGAGTACCGATGTTGCGGATAAGGCACGCACCGCCGTAGTTATCTTTTTGATGGCGCCCGTAAGTCCCAGGGAGGCGATCTTCATCACTCCCATCGCCAGCGTCATCACGCCGAAGGCCGTGGCGGCTGCAAGCGCCACCTTCCCCATGCTTATCGCGAAGGTGATAAACTCCTTAATAGCGCCGGAGTTATCCCGGATCTTTTCTGCCAGCCTGCCGGCGAACTTAGCCATGCCGATGATGAGGGCGTTGAGTCCCGCTTCGCCTATCGCCCGCGCCACGCCGGCGAACGAGTCGCCCATATTAGACAGGGCGCCGTCGATGGTGGCCATCTGATCGGCAGCGGCGCCCGCGAACTGAACGTCGCCGATAGACTGGAGATATGTCGATATATCGGCGGCGTTCTTTTTGACTGTTGTTGCAATGCCCTGGAATGTAAAGGTGATGTTGTCACCCTGGGCCGATGCTTTTATTCCGAACTCCTTTAAACGCTCGAACTCCCCGGTCGCTGCATCTGCCACGGCTTCGATCATCTGGTCGAGGGACTTGCCCATCGCCGCGGCTGTGTTGCCATAGCTTATGAGTGCGGCAGACGATGGCTCGAGGCCCAGGGCCGTCATCTTCTTGAATGCGTTGCCCACGTCGGCCACTGTCTCCGGGAGTCTCTGGGCGACCTCTTCGATAAACCGGAAGGCCACCGCTGCGTTCTTCGTGGAACCCGTGAGCGTTTTTAGCGACGCCATTAACTTCTGCGATTCCCTGTTGACCTCGAATATTCCCTTTGCGATCATCCCGACGCCGAATACGCCGGCGAGCGCTCCCATCGCCTTCGTCAGTCCGGCGGTGCTTTTCTTCATGCCGTCGGTGGACTTCCTGGCGCTCTTCATGGCCGAGTTGAGTCCACGGGCGTCTCCCGTCATGGTTACTTCTACGTCGCCGACTACCGCCATTATCGCCTCATCTTGCTGCGCATCTCTGCGCGCTTATTTGCCGCCTCCTGGTCTTCCGCCTCCAGGATGTAGTAAGCGATCCACTCGGTGATCTCATAGCTCGATATACTTCCCAGCATATGCTGCACCGTCATCCCCAGATCGCGAGCCAGTCGGAAGTAGAACCTTCGCTCCGGCCGCCCGCGGATCAGTTTTTTGATAGTTTCTTGACATCATCGTCGCCGATACCGGACGCCTTGCGTGCTGCGTCGAATAGCCTGTCGATGACAGCGCCGGACTTGCGCCCCAGGGCTTCTATCTGGTCGCCGTTAAATAGCCGCTTGCCGTCGTCGTCCACGGCGCAGGAGACGACCAGTGACGCCCTTAAATTGGTATAGTCCATCTTGACCTGGTCGCCGCCGCCGTCGAGACCCGATACCCGCGCCTCGAACTGATCGCGCTCGGAGCCAGACATTCCTCTGATCCATACCCCTGCATAGCGTCCCCACTCCGGGGTCTGTATCCATACCGTCG